TGGTGTAGAGCGAGGAGGAAAGTTTCCGGTTACAGAGTTTGATGTTTCTATGGCTAGAGAGTATGCGGAACTTGCTAAAGAAGGAAACCGCAACCTCAAGAACGCTGCTTCAGACATGGACTATTATACCAGCCTTGGTGTAGAAGATGAGAGAGCTAGCGTGTACTACAATCAGATAGGTCTTGGAGTCATTCCTCCTACCACAATCAAAGCTATACTGGATGCCGAGCCGGAGGTTTCTCTAGGAGAAAGCAACATAGGTTACGACAGCACTGCACACCCTAAATCAAGAGAAGCTCTTAAGCACATAGCAAAGACTATTGGTCTTGTTAAGTTGATGCAAAAGAACCCGGACTATTCACTAATGAGAGTTCTAGAATACCAGCTATTTAAAGTAGATGGCGCTCCGGGTGTTTCAAAAATAGACACTCCACAGCGAGACGAGATTGCTATGTTTAGCGATCAAGTACAGATGGCTTTCCATGATATACTTCAAGAGTATCAGCGTGAAGCTATGATTGATCCTACCAAGACTTCGGATGTAGATAGCGGTAACCGTGCACGCATTGAAGAATACCTGCTTGCTGGAGGTATTGAGTTCAATAAGATTAAAGAGATTGGTGAGGGTGCTTTTGGAAAAGCGTATATTGTAGGCACACCAGACGGTGATGTTGTGGTTAAGAGAACTGGAAGTAAGCGAGAGACGTATATCTCTTCTAGATATATATACGATCACAATGGAAAACTCCCGGGACTTGTTAAGTACCACAAGATGGGCGCGATGTTCTTAGACGCCGCAAACCATTGGACAGAAAGCGGGGTGATATTTGTCACGAAAGATTTGTCAAACATAACTGTTGATAGATACGGAGGTTCTTCTGACGTTAGTGTTGTTGATACATTTCGCCAAATAAAACGTGCCATATCTCTTGTGTACGAAAAGTCGTTAGAGCTTCTTGAAGTTTCGGGAGATGAAGTTCTTCCGGGAATAGCAAGTGGTATTGACTTACCAAGCGCGCAGAACACAGCGCTGACTTTGATGCGAGTATATCAAGATGAAGAGAAGGCTAAGCAGATGAACGACTATGTTTCGTATGGCGGTCTGGCTGATGATATATCTCCTAGTGGAAGGGTGGTATTTAGAGAGGTCGCTACTGGTAAAATGACCTTTGACGACATCATTGGATATAGTGTTAACCTTTGGCAGATGGCAGGGTCGTTCACTTTGTTGGGGGCTGCTAATCCAGATATACATGCTGCTAATTTAGGTTTCTCTAGCACGGAAAAAACACTAAACGGATATCCGTTACTTGAAGCGTTTGACGTGGATGGGTTTAGCGGCAACATGATGATGAACGCTCGTCAAGCAGAGGAGCAAAATCGGACCTTTATATACGACATCTCTGATGAAACGAAAGCGGCGTTTATCCCGGGGTATGAAGAGAAGCAATACTTCTTCTGGGGAGAACCCTTCACTCAGTTAAATCCAGTGGGTCTCGTTGGTGAGGAGGCTGCTAAGTTTAGAGAGGAGAACGCAGACCAGATTGTACGCGAGAGTTTCATCCCGGGTAGAGTTCCTATCACCACACTGCAGGATGTGATGTACGATCAAAACAAAGCCATGTATGAGGAGAATGGCTTTATTATAGAAGAGTTGGTCTTGCCGCAAGACGATGATGCTAGTGTAAATACAAACCCTGCCGACGATATTGAAAGACAATATTCTGAGTACGGTATATCCCTCCCTTATCTGGACGGCACAGAATTGTTTAAAGGTTTCCGGGAAGGTCCATACAATGTGCTTGAACCTATAGGGGATGAAGGTCCAACTCGAGGGTCATTGAATTTCCAAGCCCGAGTTATAGCAGAGCTGCTTACCAAAAATATTGATGTAGATGGGCTAAGGGATATGATCGAAAGATTTAAATCCCCTATGTTTGCTGAGACTTCGGTTATACAAGATCGGTTTGCCCCTATCTTTGAGCTCAGAGAAAAACAAAGATCAAGCTTGGTTTTCTCTTTGAAGTCTAAGCTCGACTACATGCTTGATGGAAACCGTGCTCGACTAGACGACGAGACTGTTGCTGCTGCTGTAGAAAAAATCAAGGGTGGAAATCGTGTATCTCCTGCTCGTGCTACATCGGCTAAGTCAGACCTCAAGTTAAACTACGATGGGTCTAGACAAATCTCTATGCAATACACCAGAGATAACGCTCCGGGTGTATACGCTCGTGGCGCTTTCGTATTGGGTACACACACAATGATGTCTGACATCAAGGGTACTAAAGCTTTAGACACTAAGAACCCTACAGAAGCTCAGCTAAAAAAGGCTGACGAAATCTACGAGGTGTTCGTTGATCGTGCAACCAAGAACCTTATCAAGCTTCACGATTCTTTCAGCGAAGATGTAAGAAAATATTCTAAGCTCTGGTATGTAGGTGCAAACCTTACCGCTCAAGATATGGCTGCTAGATTTGGCTACAGTCAAGAGCAGGCGGCGGGTATCCTAGCAGCTCTGTCTCCACAGAAAGACTGGTATCAGAACATGGCGCTAGCTGAAGCTGTGATGCGTGTGATGCGTAACCAGAAAGACACAGAGTTTACTAAGGCTATGTACAACAAAGCTCTTGGTAACGCACGCAAGGTTAACAATAAGGTGCTTACTCAGAAGGACTTCAAGGCTGCTGTAAACAGTAAGGCTTACCAAGCGTACCTCAAGAAGAAAGCTGTGTTGCAAGACATGATAGGGAAAACTCTAGGTGAGATGAGTCTTGAGGATAACGGTGCTATGAATGCTGCGATGTTTGTGCGTACGTACAACGAGATGTTTGAAGACCGCAACTACCACATTGTTAGTCCTATCGGTGAGCGCATTGGGTATGCCAAGAGAGCAGACGGCTCTATGTCTACAATGGCTTGGGGTTCTTACACTGAAATTTCCTCGGCTACTTCTATTGTACTTAACGGTACGATGGCAAACATAGATAAGCAGGTGGGTGACCAACACAAGGTGCGCTCGTTCTACAACAACATCAATAACCCTAACTCTTTGGAGGGTGATGTCACTATTGATACTCATGCGGTTGCTGCTGCTGAGCTACTTCCTTTGTCTGGATCAAGTGCTGAGGTGTACCATAACTTTGGTGGAGGTACTGCAGCGATGAAGATTAAAGCGGGTAGTTCAAACCTAGGTGTTAAGGGTGTGTACTTTGCCTACGCCGAAGCATACCGTAGAGCTGCCGCTGAGAAAGGTATACTCGCTAGAGAGATGCAGTCTATTACTTGGGAAGCTGTACGTACTTTGTTTACTGCAGGATTCAAATTAAGTAAGAAGAATAAGAGTGATGTGCGTGCTATCTGGCAAGAGTACAGTAAGGGTAACATTAGCTTTGAAGAAGCTCAAAACCAAGTGTTCGATAGAGCAGGTGGTATCTTTAACCCGGACTGGTATGTAGATAATGGAGACCGTGCTCGATTAGACCAGACTAAGGAGCGTCGTCACGCACGTAAGATGTTCCAGAACTTGAGGCCAGATGTTCCGTTTGAAGCTTCGGTTCGTGCTGAGTTAAGAAATGATCCTTCTAGATTCTATGAACCTCAGAAGATTGATAACATTAAAGAACGGCTAGAGGAGATGAGCATCGAGGAGCTGATGTCTGAGATGAAAGACGTTGCTCTCTATGACGGTGAGAACCCGTCGGTTATCAACGATGCTATGAGCAGCTTAGCAAGCGGTGACTTCCGTGTGCTAGCTACACTGGAATACCTCAAGAGACTTCAAGAGCAGGGACGTACAGCAGAGTACCGCTCAGTTCTTAAGAGATTCTTTGAGACTGGTACAGCTGTGGGTCAGTTGCTTCGTCAGTTCGGTGAGATAAAAGGTCAGACACCAGAGGGTATGAAAGACTTGGTAGACAATGTCTATGAAGCTAACGGCACAACATTGTCTGATACAGAATACGAAGAGATGGGCGCTATTGTCGAAGACCTCTTCGACGCACAGACCGATGTTCAAGACTTGATCAAAGAGCTGTCTACACTAACCGACACATCTAAGATTGGTGAAGTAGAGGGTAGACTTGAGGATGCTAAGCGTAGAGTGTCAGAGGCTAACCAAAGGTTGAATAAATTCAATAGCAAGTACGCAATGACTTGGGGTAAACTAATTGGTTTACTTATCCAAGGTAACCTTCTTACTCCGGTGTCACAGATTGTGAACGTTGTTGCCAACCTTGCCAACCTACCGCTATTGCTCGCTGATAAGACGCTCGGGTATGGCGCTGAGGTAATGATCAATGGCATCAAGAAAGCTATGGGTAAAGAGATTGATACATCCCTAGCTGCACTACCACCTTCTATACCAGCTTTGATTTACGCTGGCAAATCTTTTGGTGTAGGTATCAAGGATGCATACAACAGTGCTATCGGTAAGGCTGTGCCTAACGATAAGTTTGAATACAACATGCAGCTGCAGCTCGCACCAATCAAAGCATTTGGTTTAGTGCTAGCCAATAGCGACAAACTACCGGACTCAATCAAGAACGGAACGAAGCTAGAGCAGATTGATTACAGAGCTAAGAAGTTCTTGGAGGCTGTAGGTGGTACACCTGCAAACTTTATGTTCAGACTCCTAGCGTTTGGTGATGTTCCTTTCTTTAAGTTTATGGAGGGGTACGAACTGTATAGAGTTGGTAAGTCTCTAGGACTCCAAGGTGAGGAGCTCAATAGATTTATGAAGTATCCTAACGAGGAATTCAAAACAAGAGCAGAGCAAGCTGGTCTGTCTGTTACATTCCAAGAGGATAACCAGCTGGCAACAAACCTAAACAAGGGTATCTCCAGACTGTCTGACTTGATCGGCGAGAGAAGTCGTGTGTTGGAGAATGCATTCCGTGTAGCTGTGCGTATGCATCTGCCGTACGTTAAGACTCCGGCTAACATCTTGGCTCAGAGTATCCAGCTTGCACACCCTGCTATTCCTCTGGCTACAATTGCAATCAAGAAAGCTGCTCGTGGTAGAGTTTCTTCACGTGAGTTGTCTGAGCTTTTAGCTAAGGCGTTCATGAGCTGGATAATGTACAAAGCTACACAGCGATTGATGGAGAACGGATTGATTACTACACCGGTGGATGCTGACGTGTCTAAGGAAAGAGACCTTAAGTATTCTGTTGCTCCGCCTAACTCGATCAACGTAAGCGGTATCAAGAGGTTGATTGCTGGCGATGACCCAACACTGCAGGCTAATGACCTATGGGTTAACTACCAGAAGCTTGGTCTATGGGGTGCGGTTACTGCAGCGCAGGCTGTAGGTTTGAAAGCTACAATGCGTGATGCTCAGATGGAAGCACGTGTGCTTAACCGCTCTGAAAACTTCATGGATTATATGGCTGACTTCACTGGTGTTGTTCCGGGAGTACTAGGTTCTATGATGAACCAGTCATTCTTAACGGGTATCGATGGTATCATTAAGCTACTTGCTGACCCTAACGAAAGACAGTTGACTAGATACATGGAGAACATCTTCCGCTCTGGATTCTCAGTGGTTCTGCCTAACTCACTCAGTGCATTCTACCGCTCTGGTCGTGAGTACTTGCCAGACTACAGAGACCCTAATCCAGACATCGCTAGTGCAGTGAATAATATCCTGCGTGACAAGACCTTCAATTACATGGGTACTGGTGAGCAGATTATACCACGTGTAAACATCTGGGGTGAGTCAATCACTCAGACACCAGAGGGTGGTGGCTCGATGGTTCTTGGTGACGACAACGAATACCCTTGGTTGTACAATACCTTCGGTGTATTCAAGTCTAGAATTAGCTCTACTGACCCGGTGAAAGTTGAGGTATACAATCTGTTCAAGGAGACGGGGGACACTGACGTGATCCCGGGATATCCAATGCCGGTGGGTAAACTAAAAATTCAACTCACCAAGAGTGAAGCAGCTTACCATGGACTTAATGTGAACGAGCCGCACTACATTGATGTGATGCCAAAGGATGCACATGCTATGATGAAGATGTTTGGTACGCAGAGATACAGCGAGATTAGAAGACTTGTAACTAGCAGCTCATACCAGAAGATGAATAACTCTAGAAAGATTAGCGCACTCAAAGCTATATATAACAGAAACGCTAGAGGTACATACGACGGCGGGATGTATCCTTGGAAAGCATACCGCAACTCAATGGTGTTGAACTACTTTAAAAACTACAGTGATGAGTAATATAATTGGAAAGATTCTAGGAGGTGGAGCTAAGGAAACCGTAGATGCAGTAGGTAATATTGTAGATAAGTTCGTAGCTTCTCCAGAGGAAAAGGCTGCAGCGAAAGCGCAGATTGAACAAGAGATTAGCAAGAGGTGGGAGGCCGACATGGCTTCTACGTCTTGGCTGTCTAAGAATGTGCGTCCTCTAACCTTGATCGTTGTGGTATCCTTCTTGGTTATCATGACCTTCTTCGATGGGTTCGGATTGGTTGAGGTAGAGGGTGCGTGGATTAACTTATGGAACATGCTTAGTGTTACTGTCGTCGGCGGTTACTTTGCGGTTAGAACAATAGACAAAAGAGGCAAGGCGAAATGAAACTAGAAGTATTAAGATTCTCCTCTCAAGAGGATAGTACATTAGGATTACTGTTTGATGTTACAGACGGCAAGAGAGAGTTCCTAGCATACACATTAGAAGATGAGTACAGAGATGAGAAAGTCATGGGAGAAACAAGAGTCCCTGCAGGAGAGTATGAGGTCACACTTAGAACCACCGGTGGATTTCACAAACGCTATGCTAGCAAGTATGGCGGGTTTCATCGGGGCATGTTATGGGTACGCGACGTCCCAGACTTTGAGTACATACTTATTCACACTGGTAACACTGACGACCATACTGCTGGTTGCTTATTGGTAGGCGATCATTCACAACAGAACATAACCAAAGAGGGATTCATTGGCTCTTCGGTAGATGCATATAGACGCATCTATCCGGACCTCGCTGATGCAGCTGAGGACGGTGAGCTCACGATTAGATACGTAGACTTCGATAGTCTCTAATATCTAAACCCGTTGTATCCGATTAGGTGATAGAAAGATTCCACGATGTGTGCGAGTCTGGCTTTCTTGGTTGTAAACAAAACCTTGTTGCCTTCTGTGTTGCGCCCTCTCTTTCTGTGCTTCTGCATTCTCTTCTTTACGTTCCGGGTCATTCCCACGTAGTGTTCTTTGGGTAGCATGTATACAGAGAAAACTCCAGCGTCATTGTCAGTCCCGTTGCGGTCTTTTATTTTCTTGCAGGCTTTGCAATACCGCTGTACTCCAGAGCTGTTGTATCTATTGTCTGCGTGGAATGAAGTGCGAGGCTTCATCTCTTCACACTTGCTACATTTGAATAGCTGCTCTGTCATTCGTTGTGTTCTATGACAGCCGTCTTGATCAAGTCAAGCTCTATCCTCACCCTTTGGTTTACTCGTTGTAAAGTGTGAATGATTTTCTCTGAGTCAACAACGGGGTCTCCGTTGCTCTCGTGGCAGGATTCATACAGCTGGTCAATCTCCTTATGAGCATTCTCACAAGCGCTGTAATAAAGTTTAGAAAGTTCCTGCAAGTTCATGGCCGTGGCGTTTGTTTTAAATTACTACAAACTATAAGCCATTGAAAGATAAAGTGCTACATGTTATTAACAATGTGAATAACCACTTCGTCTACCTCTTTTTGGTTACGTGGAATATACACATCATAATCACCCATGTTGTTGTTCTTTAGCCACATTAAGAACATCTTGAAACGCAAGGGGAAGCTGTGCTGTGATGGCACAAACCCCTTGGTCTCAATTACAAACTTGTGTGTGTGGCTCACAAAGTCTGGAGTGTAAGTGACAGCTCGTATCAACTTGTTTTGTTTCAAGCTAAATCCACGAGCTGCCTTCTTGCCATAGAACCCTTCGTGTCTAAAGGATTCCAGCACCTCAAATGTATGACCCTCGTATTCAAAAGAAACCTGCTCCGCTTTCAGTTTCTTGTAGCAGTAAAGCTCCAGCTTCGATTGGAATTCAATTCCGTCGTGCTTAGATTTCTTATGCCTTACAGCTCCCGTCTTCTTCTTTCTCATATTACATTGGTCATATCGAACGCAGACTCTGCTGAGCTCGGAGGTATATAGGTTTCAAACTGCTCACTTATCGGATCAAATATTTTAGTACCCCTATCCTGCGTGCAGTAGAAACCAGTGTTAGTTATATTCATTTGAAATTCAATAGGCTCATAGAGGGCCGTCGGTGCGCCGCCGGTCTCCGTCACACGAACCTTACGCACATGAAACTCTGTGGTCTTGCGTACGATAGGGTCGTGATGTTGAACCTTTCTGTGTATGGTGAGGAAGCAAGAACAGCGGTTAACCCATTTACCGCCATGCTCACTATCCTCAGCATACGGCGCAACCGGATAGCCTTCACCATCCTTACGTCTCTGCGCCTCTGTTACAGCATGAGTGTTTAACCAAATCGCGAGTTCGTTATTGACGCTGTAATTTAATAACTCTGAAGCAGCTTCGTAGTGGTACTCGTGAATACCAATCTTACTATGCTGCCCCATATCAATCTTAAGAGAGTTGTAGGGATCAATGAACAAGGCATCAATCTTCTGGCTCTCTCTCACCTTATCTGTAAATGCAAGGATGTCGTGGAAAGAATACATGTCTTTGTTGCTGAAGAAGATGAAGTGTTTGTTCACCCAGTTGTACGCACTGGCCAGCTCCTTCTTTGTCATGCGGTCTACCTTCCGGTCGGTAGCAAACTCCATCATTCTCATCTTCGTGCTAGCGGTAGCGTTCTCAGAAGAATATACACACCACTTCCACCCGTGCTGGATACTGGCATTCACCATTAGATACAAACAGAATGTAGTTTTACCTACGTTGCTGTGCCCATTAAGAATAGTAAACTCTCTCTTGTATCTAAAGTATTTATCCAGTGTGGCACTCCCGGTCGTCAGCCCTAGCTCAATCTTCCCGTCTGCAAAATCCTCGATCCATTTGAAGTCGTCATCAGTGGGTGCGATGAAGCTCATGTCTCCGTCCTTCACACGCTGCTTGCGCTGCTCAGTCTTCTCGAATGTTAAGACCTCGTGGATAGGCATACCCTTGCCTTCATTGAGTGCATCTCTAATGGTACGCTTGGCGTGTTCAAAGTCTTTGATATCTCTTAAGGATATCTCATATTCCAACACCCGTATGGCTTCATCTTCCAGCATCCTCCCTCCGGCAATGTATCCTCCACATAATCGAGCAGCATTGTACAAAGCGTTGTGCTTCTCGCCGTCAGCTGCATTGCGTATCATAGACGCAGCGATGTTCAGCTTATTGTAATCCGTATACTCTTGAGGCTTTACTACTTCCTGCTTTGTCTTAGATTCTTTCTTCTCTTCTGTGACAAAAGCTGTAAAGATTTCACTGTCTTCATTTAGATACAGTTCTGGGTCATAGCTTTCATAGCAGGCACGAGATATATTCTTTCCGGTCGGGTCAACCTCAATCATATAGGTCTTCTGGTAGTACCGCTCCAGCGCAAAGAAATGTTCGCGATGTCTAGTGCTGTCATTGATTCTAACCAAAGCCTTCACCCCTTTACCACTAGGGCTTATCCAACAAGAGTAAACATAAGAGTCTAATGATAAGGTACGCTTAACCTCCTTCGGGTCTGTGAGGTCATCGATGTCTAGAACAATGAACCCGCTGTGCTGCTTCAGCCCTGCGTCCTTGCGTTCCTCAAACACACCACTAAACAATACCGCTGGCAACGATATCTTGTAGTCTTTATTACCAGTGTCTCGTATCTTCTCTATTAGATCTTGACTCTTCCCGTTTTTGATTCGTTGTAGTGCTGTACCAAGTGGAATATGGAACGGGTTCTTCGTGTCTGTTATCGATTGGTAGATTGTTACTTTCATATTCAAGTAGAGCGAGCTCTCGTTTTAGGTGTACTATTGCTTTGATGATATCTTGCTTCATTGGGTTGCCGGGTTTCTTACCTGCCCTCATAAGATAGGTAAGGGCTGTGCCCAAGTTGTAATTCTCTCGTTGAAAATCCAGCACGACATCCATAGCTTCAATAGCTTTATGCTCTCCTATGTAGTAACTAGGTACGTCTTTTAGATTATACTCCATGCTTGTATTCGATTCTTTCTTTATACTTAATCAGTGGAGCTACCTCTTCAAAGGTGATGGTCTCTCGACCCCAAACATCCTCACCTTGCAGTAGAATTAAGTTGTCTCCAACCTTGTTTGGTATAACAACTATCTTGTAGTCGCTCTTTCCTTTATTCGGTAGCCTTAGTTTCTTGTCTTCGTGGTCCACCACATCAATGGTGAACGAGATTTCTTTACCGTTTCTCTCTGCTTTGAATACTGGGGGAACAAGACTACGCCGACTCATTCCCCACGCAAGGCAAATTAACAAGTAAAGTTTCTCCTCTATCTTAGAACGGGAGATCATCAGAGGCCGCTGCTTGAGCTGTTGGCTTATCCTCTTTCTTACCCCAAGTGCTAGGGTCTTTCACAATAGCGTATGGACGCCCAGTCTTGCGAGACATCTTGAGCTCAAAGTAAACTCGTGGCGTCTTTGCATTGTGTGTTGCAAACTTCTTTACATCCTCAAGTTCCTCAAGGGTAAAGCTAAACTCTCCGCTTACACCAGTTGTAAACGGCACGAACTTGCTGTCCGTATCACTCCAGACCTTCATCTCATTGAAGTATCCAGCTAAAACATTCTCGTTTTGACTCATCTTATTGAAATTTAATTAAACATAGAATTCTTTGTAAAAAGTAGAGGCGGGTCTATCCAACTGGAAGTGGTGCTTTATTGCATCAACTGCCTTCCAGAATTTATACTCACCGCTACGAAGTGTTTCCTCGCTGGCGTGAACCAGCGCAGGAAGATAAGGATATGCTTTCTCTTGTGCAACCCATGCGAACTCATTGTCTGGAAATACAGACGTATAGATGTACGCTTGGATGTCGTAACCAAAGTTAAAGATGTCCCTCTTAAATCCACCGATACTACGAGTACTCTTGCTATCGATAATCGTACCCGGGATTTTGCAGTCTAGGAAACCACGCACTGGTATATCTTCAATCCAGCTGTTAAACTCCAGCTGAACCTCACCAGTAAGATGACTCTCGAGCAGTCCGCAGTCATCCAATCTGGAGATCATATCTATGGCCATGATGTAGTCGTCTTCCGACACCACATCTTTGCCCAGTGCCTTGGCGTCTACATACAAGTCTTCCTTCCACTCTTTGTACTTCTTTGTAGCTCGAGGATTCTTACCACCAATCTCAGCACAAATCTCTTTGTCATCAAAGGTGTGGTATAAACTCTCGTACTTCTCTGGCTCAAAGAGCAGGGTATCGTACACGCTGCCGAAGCTTAGAGCTTGTGACTCTTTCCTCAACTGACCAGCCATGTACATTTCCCACAGTCTTATGTCATTGAGTGCGTGCTTCACGCTGCTGTACGACAAGTATCCCTTGCCGGTAGCTTGTTGTAGTTGGCTAGCAAATTCCATTATCGCACAAACTTTCTCAACGCTTCGACTTGCTTCATGCTAGCCGAGTCTTTGTACTTGTTTATTACCATATCATAAGCCTGCTTCTTGTCTTTGCTATTCTTGATATAGTCTACCGCTTTAGTAAACCACTCGCCGTCCTTCGCCGGAGCAGCTGCGGTTTTCTTGCCGTGCGTGTTGGTGGCATCAGCATCTTTAGTATCATCAATCAAGAACATACCATTCAGTGCGTACTTGCGGGCATATGAGCTGGAAGCTCCAAAGCATTGAGCTATATCCATTCCCTTTCTGTTGGGATCAATTCCTGCTTGCGCTCTTACCTCGGCAGCAGACTCTCCGTCAGTTACTTGAACCAGTGATTCAATGAATAGGATTCCAGCCATCTCTTTGACCTCATCTGAAATGGTCATAGATAAACCATTCTTACTAAGCAGTGGCTTGACTGCTTCTAGGATGTCTTCGGCGCTACGATAGTTGTAGTTTCCGAACTTGTTGAACTGGCCTTTAGGCGCTTTCAACTCAGCTTGCACTGCGACCAGTGCGGCATTTAATTTACTCATAATGAATTGAATTTAGTATTGCTAATTTATGGATATTCTGGCGTTATTCCAAGAGCGAGCTGCGTCTCGGTGTGAATGTGCAGCGCTCTACGCAGGTCGTAGTCAGTCAGTTCTTTGCCTGCCTCGTTTCTCTGGTGTATTACTTTAAGTGCTTCATCCATTCGGTCAACGAGGTAGTACACACGCTCAAGGTCTGGCTTGTAATCTATCTGCACTATCTCCTCCAGCCTAGCGGTACATCTGCCTCGAGACGATGATGAAAAAATAGTCTTACACTGCTCTTTGTCACGCAGGTCAAACTTCTCTGTGTCTGGGTTGTATGTTACATAGTACTTCATAACTAAACTTTTATTGTGATTGTATCTCCTTCTTCGTACTGACCATCTATCAGCTGCTCTTTGATTTTGTCCAGCAGCTCAATAGCGTCTTTGATTCTAATCTTGTGGTGCTCTTGAATAATGATTCTGTTTGCAGCCAGTCGATCTTCAATGTATAAGTCTCCGAGCTCGGTGACTATATACTTACCAGTGTGCACTCTTTGAATGAGACCCCGGTCAAGAAGTCTCTTGAGATTGCTAGAGTAAAACCCCTCGTTGGTGTCACTCTTTGCATTACTTACCGCTCGTACATACGATTGGATTTGATGCAGGTGCTCGGGCGCTTCATTCTTTATGAAACGCAGCACCTTCTGGGTGATGTTTAATTTTGGCTTAAGCATGATGCATCTGTTCTTTTGAAGTTAATAAATAGGTCACCGGTGTTGTCACACACAAACCCTCTTTGCTCACCAGTGATGTCGTCGGGGTCTAGATTCATAGCCTTGAGCTCATCGTCTTCAAGGCCGTCAATCTTCACAAGCTTCCCGTCTACTCTCTCAAGGTAGTAGAATGGCTCACCGATGTTCACCTCGTAGTAGTTAGGTTTAATCGTAGTGAGGCAGTCGAAGTACCCTCCCTCTTCCTCGCTCTTGATTTCCACACTAACCTTCATAGACTTACACATACTCACCATTGAATTGATGATTCCCTCTGGCATAGTCCAAGCGGTCTGGAAGTGAAACACGAATGTGGTGATTCCGTTCTTCTCATCTTCGCTTACGATTACGGGCTCAACAGCATTCCATTTCGTGCCCCAGTTGGCCATACTCCAGTCATACCAGTTGTCATGCCCGTACTTTTCTCTCAGCTCTGCTTCTTGATTAAGAGCTGCTTCCAGAGCAGCGCCTTTCATCTTACCTCCTAACCATACACCAGCAATCTTATCGATGGTTGAGTTAGGGTCTTTCTCTTTGATTTCTTTTACTCGCTGAGTTACCGATGGTGAGTGACTCTCAACCAAGGCCTCTGGCATCTTGATGAAGCTGTTAAAATCAATGACTGCTGACTCATCAAAGATGGGTGCGTCTTTCTTTCGGATTGCAGATTTAAACTTCTGCACATTGCTGGTCTGTCCAACAACCTTCACTAAATGTGATACGTAATTCGGCATACTATTTATTATTTAATTTAACTTCTAACTTTGCGATGTACTCTTCTACTGCTTCAAGGTGTTTAACACCCAGTACATTCTCTCTCATCAACAGCATAAACTTTACGCTATCGATCTTCTGGTGTATCTCACTAGACTTCATAATTCTCTATGATATATTTCTTCACTTGATACTGCTCCTCTTCGTTGCAGTCTTTCCAAATCTTACCGGTCACTCTCTTCGAGCAGAAGATGAGGCGAGACGTCCATATTGGATGCCTCAATACCTCTTCTCTACTCATAGTGGTTTCTATAGGCTTACTTCTCTTGCTCATAGGGCAGCCTCCATTTCGTCCAACAACTCTGCAATTTCCTCATCTTCTACGGTCATCACGATGTCGTAGGTGCAGTTTCCTTTGCCATCATCTTCAAGGATTGCGTACTGGACTGTGTAGATATCTTCGTTCTCAAAATCAACATGGCGTAGTCCGATGTAGTCATCTTCGCAGTAGTGGTATAAGTAGTACTTCTCGTTAAGCTTAACCTCTTCGCCGTAACCCAATGTAGCAATCATCTTCATAGTGATTTTGCTGTAGGCATCATCGTGTGTGCAGCCCTCAATAGAGGCTGCCTTAGCAGCCTGCTTTAGAGTTAGGTCAGTTGGGTCATCTTTAAAGTCTACCAGCATCTTGCTTTGACTGATAGCTCTCTGCATCTGCTTCAAAACTTGATTAGCGGGTGCTATAGACAAGTCTAGCAGTAATCCAATAAAATTGTGGTCTAGTTCTAACTGACGAGCGAGCTTGATTGCCGCTTCAGTTTTTCCGTTCTCGATTAGAGACACCAAGGCTGCTTGGATTTCTTTACTGATTCTTTTCATAAGGCTTGTTTGTTTTACTGATATCAAAGTTAATACAATATTGGATAACTTCCAAATTTATTTTAGTCGGGCTTTGTTCACCTCGTGGATTAGGTTCTCCAACTGGTACACCTCCTCCATTATGATGTCACGCTTGTACTCGAAGTCTTGGGCTCTTTCCTCCCAGTAATCGATTCTCGATGAAGTTGAGTCATCGTGTGTCTCGGATTCAATCTCTTGCAATATTCCTTTGCATTCATTTAGTCCTCCCTTGATTCTAAAAAGGCTTTGATTTACCTTGGCCAGTTTATCCTCCAGTGATGTCTTAACAATCAACATCTCGAATTCATTTAGTTGTAAGTTCATAAGGCTATTGTGTTTACTATTAATCATTCTTGTTTCCAATCAACTCAGCACGAGAGAAGTCTCTCACCAACTCTACCGGCACTTTGTACTGGTCACCAGTCTCTGCATCAAAGTACACCTCGAAGTCCTCGTCCATAGTGTCATCAAACACCAGTGTGGCCTCAAGTTTTACCCCTTTCAAACGATCGTTCTCTTCTTGCTCCATCTGCTCGATTTCTGACTTGGTGAACGTGTGTTCATCCTTGAGGTTTTTGAGCGCCTCAAGAGCACGATTAAAGTTCGTGAAGCCAACATCTCTTCTGCCCTTGATTGTCTCAAAGACTTTCTCGGTGAAGTAGTTAAAGGCGTGTCCACTTTTATCACCGCCTTTTGTGAGTTGGTACACCAACCCATTGGCTTCATTCTGCAATACTTCAAGTACATTGATAGCTGCTATGATTGCAGCGCCCTCGTCTGTACCCCACATACTCGCTTGACTGCTGCCCTTGTGCATCAGTGTGGCTTTCTTGTAGGCCTTCAGCGCTTCCTGCTTACGCACGAAGTCCTCTCCTCGCTGCATCTCTCTCTGCGCTAATTCTTGTATGCGCTCTTGTGGTGAATTTAAAAAACTCATAAGGCTAATTGCACCCGCAGGTGACTCACTTTGGTTAGTGCCCAGCCCTACCACGATGTAGGGTCGATACCTTGAAGCATCCACTGGGCTGTGTTACACTAGGTCTTAGGCTAGTGAGCGCTCTCCGTTGTCCGCGAATGAGTAGTACTCTTTGTCGGTTAGAACGATGCTATCAAGCAGCGAGATGTCCAGAGTCTTGAGAGCGTTCTTTAGCTTCTTTGCTTCTCGTCTGTCGGCCTCACTTGGTCGCTTGTTGCCGCTCGGGTGGTTGTGGCCAACAATCACTCCAGATGCGCCGATTGTTAGCGCTTGTCTAGATATACCAGAAACGTCCGAAGTCACAGACTTCATACTACCAATGGTGACAATCTCAGCAGCCATAATCTTGTTGGCGTTGTTGAGGTACAAGGCTACTTGCATCTGGCGTACCTGCATCTCTTCACCGATGATTTCACGCAGCACATTGTTGGCGTCACGAGAAGACCGTACTGCCACCTCTCTTGGATTTTCTGCAGGGACGAACTTAGTTTCAATTGTCCCCATAAAAACTTGGTTGTTGGTTGAATTTGTCATAAGGCATTCAATGCACCCGAGGGTGACTCACTTTGGTTATACTAGTGCCTCAGCCCGAGCACGAACTCGGCAGCGCCTTAAAGCGCTCACTGGGCGGGACGCCCTAGGGTTATTCCCCTAGGATGTGCGCCACTGCTTTGCTGCTGCGTACCAGTGCGGTAACCACTGCAGTCTCTTTGGCCTCTTGAACCGCTTTAACCCACCCGTTGATGTAGGCTTGGCTGTTCTCTTCGTGAGTGTCTGGTAGACCGGCGTGTCCGGCCAACATCATTGCACCGCTCTCAGCTACCAGTTCCTCAAAGGCGTAGTCGGCTTTGGTCTTGTTGAGCATATCGGTTGTAGCAACCTCTTTGCGGTTCAATCGAGACTCGTGGCCGGTGCTGTGTACCAACTCGTGGAACAAGGTCTTGTAGTAGGCAGTAGCATCAACGAACTGGTCAATCACTGGGCAAACTACTAGGTCTCTAGAGGGCATGTAGTAGGCCTCGTCCGAGCCGCTCACCAAGTTGATTTTTGGTGCACCCTTGTACCCTTTTACGATAGCCTCAGCTGACTCTACTGGGTCGTTAGATTTATCCAGTTCCGTGGCCACTCGCTTCGGTGTAGCCTCGTCCAGTTGAGCGATGTTGAACACCTTGTACTCTTTCAAAGCAAACACCTTGCGTAGGTTGTTGATGTCAGCCCCGGCGTCCAGTGCTGCGTCCACACTCTTGTAGAACTTGCCGTTCTCAGTGTCCAGAATGGATACATTGAAGAAGTACACCGGCGTAGACTTGCTGCCCTTACTCACACGCAACCCTGCTTTCTTGGCTGCGTTGAATGTCAACCACTCGTTGTGCTCGTATCCACTAACACGCATCTCATTGTTTAAGAAGAATACATTAAGACCGCTGTATGCACGACCAGTGATGTGGTTAATTGGGTTATTGCCCAAGCCACCTTTCCAAGGCTTGAACCATTTCAACCCGTCTTTCTTCAATCCCTCGAGTAGTGCCTCTTTAACTTTCTGTTGTACGCTGATTTTCATAAGTAACTATGTTTTGATTAACTGGTACAAATCTATGCACAAGATTGGATACGAGTCAAGTGCCAGAGAAAGATTAAGTAATTATACCTAGTGCGGCATATCAACCCGAGACCAAGTCTAGCAAGGGATAGAATACAATGTGGTAGTTTGTGCCCTAGAGTGGAATTGAGTGGTAAGTACTAAAGAGGGGGTGGGGATTGTCAAAGGTAACCGGGGAGCTGGTGTACTGCTCAGTAATTGCCTCAGTCTGTGCAGGTTAGCCGGGATCAGTTCAAGTGCTGGGTGAGGTATCGCTATGTAGTTGTCTGAATGCCAGATAGTTAGTAGGTAAAACGCTGAATGTTTTGCCGTTTCTGGTTTCGTGTTGGTGGGGCTGGGTTTCGGGATTCGTTTCCGGTTTGGATTCGGGACACACACGTATGACGTATAATCCCCACGATCTGAATGACTGAAAAAATTTTCAGAGTATTTTGACGGGGTTTAGTTAAAGTAAAGCTTTAAGTGCGGGGTGTGTATTCGGTAATCAAAAAATGCCGCAGGGGCTTGATTTTATGAAATAAAATGTGTAACTTCGCACTAAGCTTGCGAGAGAAATGACTCGGGGTTCTGACGACCCCGGTCTTTAACCGCTAAAAACCCGGGTTGCTAACTTAGGAGTGTAACAAGGGTGTGCTGTGTCTAATTATTAATGGGGAGGATATCATGTGTGAATGTGAAGATTACTGCATCTGTGAGTTCTACGACGACGTAGAGTCTGGAGATTTGATTTTGTTTGTTTAGTATCTTTGTGGTACTATGTATACAAAGAAGGTTTTAGCGAAGTATAAGAAGGGTGGTAAGACCAAGTCTCGTGTTAACGAGTCGGGAAACTACACCAAGCCCGGATTACGTAAGCGGTTGTTCCAAGCGATCCTGCGTGGGACGAAAGGTGGACGTGCTGGTCAGTGGTCCGCTAGAAAAGCACAACTATTAGCTAAACGATATAAAGCCGCTGGGGGAGGGTATAAGAACTGATGCCCGGGGCTTTGAAGAAAGCGCAACAGTCTTTGCGCAAGTGGACACGTCAAAACTGGAAGACGAGTGATGGTAAACCAAGTAAAGGTAAAAAGAGATACTTACCGGCTGCGGCATGGAGAAATCTTAGCAAGGGTGAGATCGCAGCTACCAACGCCGCAAAAGCAAGAGGAAACAAGAAAGGGAAACAGCATGTGAAGCAGCCAGCCTCCATTGCAAAGAAAACCGCTAAATACAGAGCGTAATGTACACCAAGAAACTATTAAAAAAATACATGACTGGGGGACAAGCTCCAGTTGATCCACCAAAGTCTAGACCAGACAGCAAGTCTGTATACAACCTAGGCTATAAACACTTTGAGGGCCCAGAGGCTGATCGTATGATCGCCTTCGATGAATTCCTGCAAGAGAACTACGGCGACGCCGATCTTTTCACTCGGGTGGAAGAGATGGACCGCTTTGTGAATAGCGGTGCTTATAAGAGCGATGAAGCTATGGATGCCTATAAGGTTGACCCTGCGAACTTCGGCAAAGGAGAAAAGCCTGCCGCAGCTCCTGCTTCTAAGCCATTCTTTACAGAGCCAAAGAAGATTGGGGACATCACGGATGCGGAAAAAGAAGCTATGATGGCTAAGTCTTTCTCTGATTTCAAAAAGGCAAAGATGGAAAACCCGGACTTGGAGCAAGGTGAGTTCTTGCAGGGATGGTTTAAATCCAACAACATCCTTAGATAATACTGCTGGGACTCTCTAGCTTGCGGTAAAACCGCTGGACATTTAGGCGTCCCTTCTGGGACAACGCATAACGGACTCGATAGTTGTACTTGTTTTCACGGAACATCTGATCGAGTTCTGTCTTTGGGGATAGTTTGTCGAAGTGCTTGTATAAATACTCCCTTTTAAGCAAAGGGTATACCACACGGGGGGCTAGCTTTTTTCTAGATAGAGACATCTGCTCAGCCACCCAGTCCAACGTAAAGAACTCCAAGTCGTATACAAAAAGCATGAACTCCATCTCAGCTCGAGCAATACCGTACTTGTCCGTCATAATGCGGAAGGCGTCCTTTATATGCTTAGCGTAATTACTATGTATGTACCGATCGGGTTGCTTGGAGAACTCCCGGAACATCTTTGACTTGGTGACTCTACTCTTTGGCATTATACAAGGTTTCTTAGTCGAGCGTACTTGTCATGCAGCATTTCGTTTCTCATCTTCATCTCACGAAGCTGCTTCCTCAATATATTTCTCTCTTCTTCTAATTCTTGGATCTGACGCTTGTGCTTCTTGTTGAGGGCGGACACGTAATTCTTTACAGTGCTGTCTGACAAGTAACTGTTGTTTTCCACCATAGCCACTATCTCCTCGGTATTATCGATAACAAACTCTCTAATCTGATTGATGATCAAATCATAAATACCCGGGTAGCTTTTATCGTACCTCATATTTGCCTCGTGGCTTTTACGTGAATGAACGACAGTAGCATGATGCTTGCCCATTATGTCGCCGATAGCTGCGTATGTAAGATGTGTCTCGTTCGACAAAGCAACTGCGAAAGCATGACGCACTCGAACATTCTCTCTTTCTCTACCTTCTCCGATACGGTAGTTCTTAACAATGTTTTTCCAGAGCTCTAAGGCGGAGAAGTATTGGGAGTTGATAACTGGGGGTAGAGAGAAGGATCGTTTCATATGCGACTTAGAATTTAATTATATTTGTTAGAGCAACTAAATTAAAAATAATATGTCTACCGACCAAGAGTTTCTAGAAACCGTCGCAACAGTTATCGCCACAATTAAGGAGATGGCTAGGGAGATCGGGGTGGAAGATCGCTTGGTGCTATCCTGCTTTATTGGGCTAATCGACGAAGAACCAGACGCTAACAAGCTGAACGCCGTGTTTGATTTTGTAATGGACAACGACGACGAGTTTGAAGAAATAACTGATTTTATGATCAGCGCGTGGGAAGAACACAACGAAGAACCTCCGGAGGGAACGATTGATTGGTGGCTTGATAGACTAAATTAAAATGAATCTTATTAGAAAGATCGTCATTGGGCAAAATCCCAAGGACGCTATGGCTTATTACGTAGGTATGCGTGTAGGTCAGATGAAAGTAGACTCTATTCTACTGGACGAAAGACATCTCGTAAAGTACTCAATCAAAAGATATTTAGTATATTTGAAGGGGGAGGAAGGTTTAATGCTGTGGAAAACAGTAGAGAACGTCCCCTGCTTAATTGAATATGACTTAAATTTCTAAACTATGAGAATGCTCGAGAATTTCTTGGTGCGTCTGCCGAAACGGTTCAACGACACAATCAAGGTAAACGGGCAGGAGCTTTACCTAGACCCAAAGTTCGATGAGTTTCAACATCGGGTTATGAAGGGAGAAGTGGTTTCTGTGCCCATGCGTTATGAGAAGGTTGCTGAGCCCGGCGACACGCTTTACTTCCACCACCATGTTGTTATGGACAAAGGCCAAGGCCTTAACTACAACGATGAGGAAATTTTCATAGTAAGATATCACCCCGACACCCCATACGCCTCCCAAGCATTTGCAGTTAAAGACAAAGA